CTCAGCTCCTCATACTGATCGACGTCGCCGTTCAGGGTCAGCAGCTTCCTCGTGATGTACTCCTCGTCGTAGTACTGCGCGCCCAGCAGCAGCGCCTGCGTCTCCTCGGTGCGGTTGATGATCTGATTGCGCGTATAGGTGGGCTTGTCGTCGATGCCGGCCAGGCGCAGAATCTCGAGGATAAAGCGCGTGACCTCGGCCTCGAACTTGTCGGTCTGCAGGTCGAGCGGCACATAGCTCGCCCGGATCGCCGTGGCGGTCTGGCTGCCCGCGGACACGGCCGACGCGTCGAAGCACTGGAAGTCCTCGTACAGCTTCTTCTTCAGCATGTCGATCGTGCTGCTCGTGCCCTCGAAGGGCGCCTCGAGCGTCCGGCTCTCCACCCTTGCGCCGTCGTCGCCGTTGGCGTGGGCGACGTGGGTGGTCTTCAGGCGCTCGATGAACTGCGCGTCGTCCAGGTCGCTCATGCCGCCGCAGTTGGACAGCACCCAGTAGATCAGGTTGCCCTCGTCCACGTTGTTGACCATGTTCGAGGCGGCCAGGTCGAGCGCGTCAATCGTGTTGCGCTTGCCCGCCAGCTCGGACAGGCAGCGGCGGTTGTTCCGCAGCGGCACGATCGGGAAGGACGGGTAGTTCTCGCCGTCGTAGATCTCCGTGCCGCCCACCTCGGAATGGCGCGTCAGCAGCTTGTAGGCGCGCTTGGGGCGCAGGACGGTCATGTCCCTGCCCTTCGCCTGGAAGTACTCGGTGAAGCCGTCCGGCTCGTACAGCGTGGCGCGCAGCGGCTTGTCCGGCGCGACCTGCCAGAAGCGAATGCCGGCCATGAGCGCGCCGTTCTCCTCGTCGTACAGCGGCGCGAACTCCGGCAGCGTGAACACGCGCAGGTGATTGAGATCCCAGAAGCCGAACGCCACGCCCGCGATTTTGGCTGCCCGCGCCGCGACCATGACCTCCTGATCGAAGTCGGCGCACAGCCTTTTCGGCGTGTCCTCCCGCCCGAAGGTCACGCCGTTGCCCAGCAGGTAGGACACCTCCTGGTCGACCGCCAGCCCGAAGAAGCGGCTCGCCAGCTTGTGATTCGCCGTCCACAGGTCGGCGTGCGCGCGCCCCTGCAGGTCGTACAGCAGCTTCTCGTAGCGGTTGATCGTCGGGTTCAGGCCGTCGTAGTACTGCTGCGCGTCGAGCGCCAGGGCGCAGGCCGGGGACGCGCGGTGCTCGCTGATGGCGGCGCGCAGAAAGGAAATGCGGCCTTGCTCGCTTCCGGAGACCGCGAGCAGATCCTGATATGTCTTCATCGGTTCACTCCTTGTTCCAGATGGGCGTGTACTTCGGCCTGTCGGCCTTCTCGCGCAGCACGGTGTAGGCGAAATACCTGATGTCGTCCATCGCGTGGTCGTTTTCCTTGACGGGCCTGTCCTCGGCGGCCTTCTCGTCCCAGCGGTACAGGCCGAATTCGCGCCGCGCATTCACGCAGTCCCGGTGGATGCGGATCACGCCTGACTGCAGGTATCTGGCCGTGGTCAGGATGCCTGGAAGCACGTCGTTCTTCGCCTTGCGCACGGGGAAGCGCCTGTGCCTGCGGATGACCTCGATGAACGAGGCCGCCGACGGGTCGACGATCACGCCGCGTACAGGCCGCTCGCCCGCCAGGCGCTCCAGCTCGGCGTAGTACTCCTCGTCCGTCCGGTTCGCCTGAGACTCGCGCCCGGAGTAGTAGTACTCGGCGACGCGCGTCGCGGTCTGCCCGTCCCAGCACCACAGCCCGGCCGAGAACGGGTTCAGCGTGCCGTAGTCGCAGGAAATGTAGTACTCGCCCGATTCGGGGCGCTCGTCGGTCAGGCAGGCCTCGCCGAACATGGGATACACCAGCCCCTCGGCCAGCACCCACAGCCCGCGCACGTACCGGTCGTAAAACACGCCCGAGAACATCGTCTGATACCGCGCAAGCGTCTTTTTCGACAGGCCGGGATTGTCCGTCATCTCAAAGTGCAGGTACAGGGCATTGCGCTCCCGGCAGCGCTGTATCCAGTCGGTGTAGAACCAGTGCTGCGGGCTGCCCGGATTGCAGGAAAACCACAGCTTCGCGCCGTCTACACTGCAGCGGGTCAGCGCCTGCTCCACGAACGAGCGCGGCATCAGCACCACCTCGTCCAGCAGCACACCGGCCAGCGTGCGCCCCTGGATGAGCGCGAAGGAGGACTCGTCCTTGCCCCCGAACACCTCGAAGACGTTGCACACCGCGCCCCGGCGCACCTCGAGCGTCTTGTCCGCCCGCCGCCAGGTGATCGAGTAGCGATCTTGCGCGTAGCGCATGGCCAGGTAGGGCAGGATGATGTTCTTGGTGCAGGAGTCCACCGTGCGCCCGCACACGCCGAAGCGCTGACCGCTGAAGCGGCGCATTGCCCAGTCCACGAACGCGACCGTCATGATCGAGGTCTTGCCCGAGCGCACCGCGCCGTCGCAGATCAGCGCGTCGTAACCCGAATACGGAAAGGCCAGAATCTTGCGCTGCTTCTCACTGATCATCGCCTGTCAGCTCCCTGGCCATCTCCGCAAGGCTGCGGGACAGCGCGTCGGTATTCGCCTCGTCGGGCGGAGGAACGGGCGGCGCGGGCTTGTCGCGCCAGCGGTCGGGCATGCGGTTCTTCAGCCAGAAGATCTGCGCGGTCACGTCGGGCGGAACCCGCTTGCGCATCGTGCGGATTTTCGTGCCGTCGGGGCCTTCCTCGGTCATTTCCTCGACCGTCTCATAGCCCAGGGCGCGCTTGAGCAGGGCGTTTTCCACCTGCACGTCCACGACCTCCTTGCCCTTTTTTAGGGCCTCGGCGATCTGCGGAAAGCGGTTCTTCCAGTCGTACAGCGTGCCGGGCGAAATGCCGCAGTTGTGCGCGATCTGCTCGTCGATCAGGCCGTCGCGCGCCCACGCGGCCAGCAGCAGCAGCCCGTCCGGCTCCAGCCATCGCGCGTATTTTCCCTTACACGGCATCCCGGTCTCCTTTCACATCAAAATAAAAAAAGCCGCCGGACAGAACACGAAACCAGCCGCCATAAATTGGAACGGCTGGTTTCTTCGGTTTTCCGGAATTCTCCGGAAAACGTTGGGCGGGCGCTGCCCGACTGCTGTCCATAAAAACAACCCGCGGCAATCGCCACGGGCTTTTCACAGGATAATCATACCACGGTTTTGAAGTCACGTGTCATACAGCTTTTTGCAAAAAAGTCACAGCGCATACAGGAAAGTCACAAATCTCGCCCGTCAAGTATCTTCTGCACGTCCTGAAGCGCCCTGCCGTGCACCGTCGTGACCCAGGAATACGACTTGTTTTTGCGCGCCGCCACCTCGTCGAGCGTGAGGAACTGCACGTACATCTTGTGCAGCACGTCGTACTCGGTCGCGTTCAGCTGCTCGATCACGCCGAGCACCTCGCGCTTGGCGTCCACCAGGCGGTCAACGCACTCGTCAATTTCCCGCTCGATGTCTATGTATCGCCCGATCGCGTCGGCCATGCGCTGAGGATTGCCGGACGACCGCACGCGCTCAGAGGTGCCCTGCGGCGAAGCGCCCGCGGCGATTTCCTGCCACCGGCGCTTTTCGGCGAGCTTGTTTGCCACCATGCAGTCCAGCTTGTACACCTGCCGCAGAAACTCCCTGGCCTTCATTTCATCACCCCCTCGCCGGGCAGTGCCCGGTTCCACTTGCTGCCGCGCATCCTCTCGACGACTGTCGGCCGCCATAGATTGAAGCGGCCGAAGTCTCCGGATTTCCAGAATTCTCTGGAAATCACAAGTCAGCGTTGCTGACGCGGGCGGATAGCCCGATGGCCGCGCGCAGCGCCTCGTCCAGCGCGCGCATTTCGCGCGGTGTCAGCATGCCGATGTAATTCTCCACTCGGCTCTTGGCCACGGTTTCTATGTGCTCGCACAGCGCCGTGCACGTGTTGTCGGTCTTTACAAGCACGTGCGTCGGCAGCGGCTTTTTGATCTTGCGCGTCAGCCACACGACGATCACCTCGTTGCCGAACAGGTTGCCCGCGTCGTTCGAGATGATAATTGCCGGGCGGTTCGCGCTCATGCTGTGCTCCGTCTGCGCGCCGGAGACATAATACATCTCGCCCCGGCGGATTCTCCCAGTACCCGGTTCCTGTGCCCT